AGCTGTAAGCTTTCAAGATGATTTTTATAACTTATTAGAAAAGTATGGAGTTGATTCAATTGATATTGAACACCCAGAATTTAACACAATATGTAATCTTAGAAATAAAGTTTTTGAGTTTATAGAAAATGAGGTCGCAAAATGAGTGATTTTACACAACAAGAAGAAAAGATAATGAATCCGTTAGCACACGCTGTTTATGACCAAGTCTTAGACGAATTTATAAGTGGGGATACCTCTTGTTTCTTTCAAACTTTATGTGAGATAGAAAATTTAAATAACCCAGTTGTAAAAAATATATGCAAGGCTACTTAGAGGAAAACGAAAATGAGTAACGATATAGAAAAAATTTGCCATGTAGAAATGACTTACGACCACACAATCCATTTTGATATACAAGAGATCGCAGATGCTAACAACTTTGTGCCTGGTGATATTGAAGCGATAGAGTGCGGCAAGTGGGCAAAGCTTAATATTACTTTAAAAGATGGCAGAGTTGTAGAGGAGGATGGCTGCTTCTATGGTGAAACTGATATGAAATGGGCAAGCACAGAAAATTTTTACGACAAAGATTATTACGTGGTCTCAAAATGAGTAACCATAGAAACGAATCATCTCTGGAATCCTTGTATCAAAAATACTTGGATCTCGGCCATGAGGACGCAGAAGCGCAAGAACTGGCTGCCAAAGAGTTTGAAGAAAATAGTAATTAATTGTTTAACAGGTGTATAATCACCAGGAGAGAGAGAATGACACAACACAAAGAAAAAGTAGAACAAGTACGCAGATCCAATAGGCTCGCAGTATGGCGTAAAGGCATTAAGTTTATTCTTGGGGAAAGAATAGATGAGGGCGCAGATGCTAAACATCTAACCATCTACAACGATGACAGCCAAACCATTGAATACTTAAAATCAGATCGCAAAACTGAGGTTACACCGAGTCCTCATACAATCGATGAGCTTATAGATATGATGCTAGGTCATGAGAACGCAACAGCAGAGCAGATGATTAAACAATCAGGAGAGAACTATGGCTTTTAAAATAGAAACAGACATACCAATGAGTAAATTCTACTCAAAATTTTGTGAGACCTTAGACAGACTAAGCGTTGGAGAAAGTATCGGTGGCCTATCAAAAGATCAAGCTTACAGATACAGAGTTAATTTTTACACCAAGCATTTTAAAGATCGCAAGTTTAAGCTGGGAAAATGTCCTCACAAAGACAGCGAGTACAGAATATGGCGTAAGTCATGATTGAGACTGCTATGGATATCTTTGCAGTTATAACTGTATTCCTGGTGATAAATATATTGTGCTTTGCGTATATGTGGTATGACGATAACGACAGACACAAATAGCAAAGCAGCAATGAGTTTTGAAAAAGGACTGGCAGAGTTAGAACGCATCGTTAAGAAACTTAATTCAGAAGAGATTGATCTTGAGACAGCGGTCGCAGATTTCGAGGAAGGCATCAAGATACAAAAATACTGCAAAAAGAAATTAGACCAAGCTACTCTTCAGGTAAATTATCTTCTAAAAGATCAGGATCTTCATCCTCTAAAGACTCCTGATTACTCAAAGCTTCCTCAACAATCTCCTCTCCCAGAGACTCCTCTAGATCTTGATGATCTTCAATAGCATCCTCTGAGTCATCCACCTCTTCTACCTCCTCGACCACCTGCGCTTCACCTATAACAATCTGATGCTCTTGCACAAGCTGTTGCAACCTCACCTCTAATTGATCTCTGCTCATGCTGTCAATCTTATGTATCTTCAACTCCTTCCTGTCCACCATAAGACCGGCAAGTTTTGCCCTGGCAATCTCTGCCGTTACAGCTGGCCCGTATGAACCATCCGCCAGAGCAACATCTCTTATCTCTCCTAGCTTGACTGCTATGCCTTCATAAGTGATCTCATTCTTCGAGCGCTGGATCGCTTTAAACTGTCTGATCTTTTCTTGCACATGATCATACTCTTTGTGTCCAAGCAACCTTGTCGCTGCTACACCAGGATTTTCATACCCGGCCAAGTGAGCGCACTTAGTCTGATTGTAATCTTGGTACACCATAAGATCGACAAACTTTTCCTGCTTCTTTGTTAATTTTTTATCTGTCATAATCAAATCCTTTTTACTTTTTTATCTTTTTTACTTTTTTATGAAAGTATTTAATATACTCACAAATCTCGTTAGCTTTTTTTGTTGCTTTTTCGTGTGAAAGTTCTTCTGTAAAAAAAGATATTAATGCAGAGTAGCCAACTTCTTCCAAAGGTTTTTTATAAGAATTAGTCCTAATAATTTTTCTATGTGGATTTTCTTTTTTTATAGATTCTTCTCTCTCTGCTAACCAAGCCTCAAGATTTTCTGATCTTTTCATTTCTCTCCTTTTTTAATTGTTTATTTTATGTCTATTAATTGTATCTCTAGAGAACCTATCTCCCCTACAGATAAGGTGTGTGTATACACCTTTCTATAGTTCTCTATAGAGATGCACATGCGCACAACCGCACGTACCAGTATCCATGCACCTTTCAGAGACGCATGTGCATATGTGCAGGCATGTGCAACTGCACAACCGCACATACCATAGATTCCTGCAACCATGCACCTTTCGGGCGGGCATGTGCAATTGCCCCTTTGCCCGTTGCACAGCCGTTTACACACACTTTTCTTACACTCCAATACACACTCCAATATACACTGCCCCATTGATTTACTTAGCATCTCTCTCCTCCTCTTCTAAGATTGCTAGGCCAATGTTGTACACAATTTGAGGCACGATTGAGTTGCCCAATGTTTTGAGTCGATTGACTCTATTTGGGATCCCTGTCGCTACTCTTGGGATGCTGGGTTCTCGCTCGAATCCGAGATGTCCGTCCAACCTGGGGGATACCCCATCAGCCATTCCACCCAGTTGGGGTTCAGTGTGCCCTTTTGATAAGCTGCTATCTTGTCCGGAAGCGAGTTGTTCTCGTTCCTCCCTGCTTTCTTGAGTGTCTCCGGCTTCCTCGCTCCCTTGTAGTCCCTCGCTGTTGGAGTAGGAAACATCTTCTTCTGTTGATAGACCACTGCTGCATCGAGTGTCAGCCCCCATTTCGTCTTGCTGGTCTTCGCTTCTCGATACGGCTTGCCATTCTTGTCCTCCTTGATCGTCCCCGGAGACCCCCCTTTCCAATCTCTCGCTGCTGGTGTGGGCCACATCTTCTTTTCCTCCAAGGCTACCTTCTCCTCCAGATTGCTGTGATACCCTGTGTTCTCTATCCTGTTGAGTGCGCTCTCCATTGTCATGTTCATGATCTTCGAGCTCCTTGGAGTTGGCCACATCTTCACTTGATCTGCTAGACCCAAGCTGTGACTGTTCTTGCCATCCTTCGACAGTCTTCTGCCTGTCTCCGTCAGTTGTGCGTCCGGGTGTTCTATCTCCTGTGTCGTTGGCGTTGGCCACATCCTGTGAGACTTCTCGCTCGCTTCGTCCGTCACTGCTGCTGGAAGACTCCATCCGTGTGTCCCCTTGATCATGCTCGGACTCGGTTGTTCGTAGTACCCCATCCTCTCCGTTGCTCTCGGTGTCGGCCATAAGCTTTCCGAGGATCCAGATTCTATCTCTTTTGTGGGGTGCTTCGACACTGCAAGCTGGAATAATAAACGATTGCGTGGCGTAACCTTGGGTTTCCAAGTCAAGACAGACATCGTCGAGTGCCACATTGACGAAGCCACCAACGTTTTCGACAATGACCCAAGTGGGTTTCTTGGATTTAACAATTTCATACATGTACGGCCAGAGGTGTCTGTCATCTTCCTTGCCTTTTTGTTTGCCTGCGAGACTGAACGGCTGACAGGGGATGCCTCCGCAGATGAGGTCAAATTCTTGAATAATTCTTTCTGGTTCATTTCCTATCTCCTTTAAATCTTTATATATTGGTACGTTTGGCCAATGTTTGTTTAATACTTTACAACAAAAGTCATCGAACTCACAAAAAGCAACTGTGTCAAAACCACCAGTCGCTTCTAGTCCCAAGCTGAATCCTCCTATCCCTGAACAGATATCTAATATCTTAATCATCTACTCTCCCTCCTTTTAAAATACATGCGTGTGCAATACCTTCTAATGATTGCCACCACTGTTAACACCCCAGCTTGTGCCAATGAGATGATGAATGCGTTGTGCGTGAACATCAAGCACAAAGATAACACCAACCACACCAGGGGCAGATTGATCGCTGTGCCCATGAACGTATCAGCCACCGATTCTTTGAGTGCTGGCTTGTCTAGTTTAATCATGACAAAAACATGTCATCTGTTCATCAAACAGATCTTGCTCCTTGTAGTTTGGTTGCTTGCTTATGTCTAGCAAGTCAATGTAAGTGGGGCCATCCTTCCTAAAGGTAGCACCAGAATCTTTGCCAAACTTTTGTTCTTGTTTGATCCACCAATCTGCCATCTCAGGTCTCTCTTGCAGCAGTTTAACCTTTGTGTCCTTGCCTTTAAGAAAGCACAGATCACAGTTGCCTGCCAAGGTTTTGCCACCAAAGTTTGTTAGGTTTAAATCAAAGTTTTGTTTCTCCCAAAAATTTGTGACATCTTTGACTGTGTGCTTTGCATCATTCATTGGAGTAACATTTGTCCACACTTCGTATTGTCTCATTGCACTTGCTACTCTTCGAGGCTCATCGTATCTAAGGCCAATAACATTTTCCCAGTTTTTGTGTCCTCTAAGCTTTCGCATAAATCTATACATAACTTTTATCTTCAGTTCGCTTGTGCAAAATCTTGTAACAGGATTGGGTAAGTATTGTCTGCGATCCAACAAAGCTTCAAAGGGCTCACCATTTCTGCTTGCTGTTTCGTATGTAACCTCTTTGGTTCGATAGACTGGACGCTCTTCACCAAAGTACAATTCAAGCCAATGTATTTTTACGCCCCACTTCTCAGAGACCTCATGCACAAAGTCCAATGTTTCTGGAGCTTCCTTGCCTGTGTTGGCAAAGGTTACATATACATCATCGGGCAATGTTCCGCCATGCGCTTGTATTATATTCCACAGCATGAACCCAGAAGTTCTGCCACCACTAAAACTAATTAGTGCAGGGCCATCTATTTTGTAAGGGTTATATTCCATATACTCTTTCTACGCCTCCCATAAGATCTTCATGTGCGTTGTGAAAAAATTTCCATTGCTCATTAAAATGTTTGTTTGTGTCTTGTGTTTTTA